AAGCTTCTTTGTTGAACTGGTCAAGACGAACATTACTGTTCGCCCTCCACCAAATCACCAAGGATTGGCTTAGGAAGTTTGACGTGAACTTCCTTCTTTTCGGTTATTCGCTGTTTGAGTTTATTATATTCACGAATCGCTGCCATTTTATTTGAAAAATCAGCATCTTGAGTGATCAGCTTCTCTATTTGCTTATCAACGAATTGATCATTCAAACCGCCAGCTTCAAATAATTCATCTATCCTGTTTAAAATGTTGGGATTTGTCAATAATTCTGAAGCTCTTGAACGTGCAACATTATACCAATTTGGCTTTGATTGATCAGGGCTATAAGCTTCTATATAACTTTGAACACCGTTACCAAAAAACTCTCTATCGCTCGCATACAATTGACAGAATCTTTCTTGCCTTGGGTTTAGTTTTCTCGGCTTTTTATCCATATCCACCTCATTTTCAAAATACATAAGAACGTTTAACTTCAGAGTTGCGTTCTCTCAACTCACATATTGTACTTATATTATAACACAAATACTCAACTCTTCTTCCACCAAGGATATATCTTACCCTTGCGTGGCACATATTGCTCGTTTCCTGTGGTATCTGGAGCAAGCAATTCATCCAGTTCTTTGTTATACTCTTCAAGATTTTGTCTATAACTATGAATAATTTGGTTTATGATTTCATACCCATTCTCGACTACTTCAGATTCTCTATCGTCTGTCTTGTACACTATAAGAACATCGTAATCATCCTTCCGTTTAAGCCTCTCGAAATATGATATTCTTTTTCCCGCATGGTCAATTGACCTCACTAAACGCTCAACTTGTTCTCTCTTGCGATTATTCATTTCAATTTCCTTCCTTAATAGTTTATTGGCTTTTGGATCGTACACTACGCTCGCAGAGTCTAAATCGTTAGCAAGATCATACATTCTGAAAAAACGATCATCACGATTTCGAAGAGAGTTTATAGAGTAAAGCCTTCTATGTGCAGCTTTACGGATCTCTTTTGCACGTCCACTGCAGCGGTGACTATAGCCAAAGTAATACTCGTATTCTATCCATTTATGACACTTGTCACACTGGATGGATGGTTTTGATTCACTCTTCGTCATTTCTATCGTTCAACCTTACCTTTTACTTAAAAATGCGATACTTACCATAGTTTTCAGCTATAAATTTCTCTGCTCGACAACCTGGCGCGAGATACCAATTTGGAGCAAAAACGACAACTTCAGCCTCTGCCATAATCTCTATAGATTTGGCAAGATACCATATGCCGGCGTCTGTGCCTTCAAGAGGGCAGTCGTCCTCTATAATCTGATCTAATAATTCTAATTTAGATCCCGGAAAATCTTTTTTGACTTGCTTAAAAATTTGCGACCTAGTTTTTACAATTTCCTCCACGCTTTTACCTCTCATTGGCATTGATATAAATACTTTCATTTTTACTCCTTATTTCTCTTATTCAACTCCTTAGTAATATTGCGAATAAATCGTCCTACATGTATCCTGGCACATGTTTCGGCGTTACTCTTACTCATCTTAGTTTTATTCCGTAGCACCTTTTGCATATCGAAAAAGAGAGGAGTAATAACGTCGGCAAAGTATTGTCCGATAGCTGCTTCTACCGAATGCTGGTCGATTGCCATTTGACAGTAATTCTTATTATCAAAGTTGCTCAGTAATAGGTCTACATACTCAGCAGACTCCATACTTGAACGTTTTGCTATCGAGATACCTTCTTCTGACAGTTTATTTATTTTGTCTAGCCATTTTTGGTCTTGGTCGGATATTTTAGTACTCATATTTAACCTCTCTATTATCTTTAATGAAACACCTTTACGTCACCTTTAGCGTCGTAACAATAGCGATATGTACCGCTTTTGTATTCACGCTTTGTAAACGTTCCAGCTCCAGGCCCGTACAGTTGTTCGCAGCGGTTCTGAGCTTCTTGCTCTATTTGTTCTGGACGTTTATATTCAAGGTGTAGGCTGCTTATAAAATTAAACAAACCAACGAACAATACGATCAGTATTATCTCCAATACACCAGGTTTGGATATTTTCCATCGTTCTTCTGTTAGACTGTCGTTATACTCTCTAAACCCTACTGACACACTCCAAAAACCTAAAAATGCAGCAAATGTCATTAAAGCTACTCCAATATCAGAATATCGCAAGAACAGCCCTACTATCGTCATGGCTACAAAGTAAACGAATAGTCTAAGAGCAAGGAATCCACATCTATCCATTATCTTCAACTCCTTTCACAAAAAACAGCCACCGCGTCATTCCAGACTTATCACCGAAAGCTGGTTTTTTGAGGTAATATTTTTAGTAGTTCAGTGGTTTTAATGTCGCGCTCGCTCCATTTCATAGCGACGACACAGCCAGGCTTGACGACGCGTAGGCACTCACTCAATCCTTTGCTTAAGGTCTCTTTCCAGGTGTCTTTGTCTAATTTGCCGTATTTTTTGGCGAGCCAGCTATTCTTGCCGCAGTTGATGAGGTGGGGCGGATCGAAAATGACAAAATTAAAGCACTCATCAGGAAACTTCATGTCTGTAAAGTCCAGAACTAGGTCTGGGTTGATTTCTAGTGTTCTGATTTTATCTCTATCTTTCATCTCGACAGTTTCACGTCGGCGATCTATATACAGAATATTTGGGTGGTATTTTTCAAAGTAGAACATACGTCCACCGCAGCAAGCGTCAAGTATGGATGTTGGGGTAGTTTTCATTTCTCCTCACACTTCACAATATTTGGATATATGCTTAAGAGCGGCACACGCCAACCGTATGTATCGCACATATATGTTTTACCGTTTTGTAACTGACCATAAACATCTGCCGAATTAAACTTCATACGCAGGATATTATCGGTATTCTCGTAAACGCCATCTTCTGCGTATATCAGATATTTACTTTTTTCACCATATGGAGTTATGATACGTTCTACCTTTTTGACAGTGATTTTGCGGTTTTGCTGAGTAGCATATACATACAAGAATGGTAGTGATAGGATAGCTATGACTGCTGGAATAAACATTACTGTGAGTATTCGGTCTATGATTGTTGATAAATTAATTGATAGTTTGGTGTTTTTCACTTAGATTTTCTTCCTCTTTTTGATCTGTGCCAAGTTCACTAGCCCAAATAGGCTCGCGGTTTTCAATAGTGGCTAGTATTAATTCCATGCCGTTGTACATGCCTTTCATATACTCATCATCTAGGCAGCGACTCTGTGTCTCGAGCATGTAATGAGCATCATCAAAATGCTTTTTAAGTACTGTTACTTTACTAGGTTCTGCTTCATTCTTCGCGGTATAAAATCCAAATACGTTGATGAAAAATAGTATTAAATAGAATATTGAGCCAGTGTATTGCTTATCCATAGCAGTAAATACCATTGAAGCTGCACCAGATATCATACCGATGATACAAATTGTCATCAATATTTTACGTCCCATTTTAGCTTTCCTTTCCTACATCCCATTGTTATAAGTTTTACTACTCATATTTCCTTGCTCACAGTTCACTCATTCGTTGACTGTTGGTTGATTTATTACTGCTTCTCATCATTTTCAACTCTGTTATTTTTGTTGACAGTTGGTTGATTTTTGATAGCTGGATAGACTCGACGAATAAGTAGCCTGCGATAAGGCTCTTTGCCGTCTATAGTTAGCTTTATCCCGTTAAGCTTTGACTGTCCTAGCAATTCAAAAAACATAATCTCACCATCTTTGTTTTCTTGAGTATAAATAGCATTTTCCGATGGAGTTCCGTCTGCCCTTAGAAAAATAAGGTCATCATCTGAAACATCTGATATTCTCATTGACATCTCCCTCTATCCAACACTGATTTTTTTAATATCCTGATAGCTTCATCAACGGACTGGCTATAAATGGCTACCTCTCTGGCTTTAATCATTCGCTGCAGCTTAAAGTATGGATCGTCGGGATTGGGTTTTGAATTGAGCCAGTCTTCAAACATATCACCGTTAAAATAGCCGTCTTCCGTTGACCACGGGAATGCTAGCTTAGGCACTTCTTTTGGTGCTCTTGAATTTTTACGCTTCATTGACATCTCCTTTCTCTATGTCCACAAAATTAGCGGTTTAGTTGATATTATTTTAACTACCTCTTAGAATAATCTTTTTGCCATCTTTAAGCCTGTAGCCGCTTTTGGTGCTATGGTCAAAATGCAGGCAATCTTGTCTAAGCAAATAATCGAATACTCTGCCTAGTATTAGAGCGTAACAACCTTCATTAGACAGCAGCTGGAGCCTGATACACTGTTGTGGGTCTTGACTGTACAGCACATCAGGCTTTAAGTTCCACGCCCCATCACCAATTACTTCTTCGGCTATTTGTTGAGTTTCGGCTAATGCATCTGCAAGGTCGTCCACGTTGTCTATATTTACTTCAAAATCACCACCATCGTTGTAAGTACCAGTGTGTCGGTATTTACGGGCTAGTTTAATAAGAGGGCCGACCGAAAAATCTCCATAACCATTTGATATGTACAACTCTCCCTCGCCGTCTGCCTGTATTGTTATCATGAGTCCCATACAACCTCTCCTTTATTTATACGAGGCACAATATTTAGTAATTCCACCTCTGTTATTTTATTCTTGCTTATTTGTAGTTGGTGATTTAGTTGACATCCATATTCCAATTGCCTGTATGGCGTGTCCCTAAAATAAAACGCTATACAGGCTCAACCGCATAACTGGTAGCTATATAAGGTGATGATTTCCGGGTTGTCACATCACATAGCAGTTTGCGCCGACTGCCGTACTACTGCGTCTACTTGCTAGCCCTCGCTAAAGGGTGCGTATCGCCCGCCTTTTCCGCAACTTATATAGCCAGTTGAACAGACAATACACGTTGCACTGCGCGCAAATCCACAAAGGCGGCTCACAACGTTTCACGATTTATTCTCTGTTTACACGCAGGGTGGTATGGCGTGCTAGAGTAAAGATTGTGCATATCATCTGTCCAGTTGAGTAGACGATAGGCAGGCTTTCGACTCCTACACTAAGGGTACTGCTATCACAACAGCCCTTCATCTTTCGATGGTGATAAAACTCTTACCTTTAAGTTACTATCATCTACCCAGTTATACGGTTGAATTGTTAATGTTCTACTGGGTACAATCTGTACCCGATTATATGATTATTAATTATCGAGGAAAATTGACTTCACTAAGTCATCGTCTTCGTTAACCATAGAGCTAAATACTTGTTTAGCTATAGTCTTTTCAATATTGCGCAAAGTTCTAATTAGTGCACGCACCCCAGAGATATCGACACATATACCATTAGAAAATTTCGTGCTAACTTCATAGCCAATATCAATCTCATGTACTGTAATTATAATTTTCCCAATTTCTTTTTTATTGCTCATAATCTAACCTATAGCCTCCAAACCTTTAATAGCCTTCTTAACATCAGCCTTTTTATACTTTTTGCCATCAATTTCGATGGTGGGCTCTGAGACGTCTGGTTCGACAAGACTGTAGCCAAGTCTTTTAAGGTCATCAACCGTATACCAGGAGTCTGCTCTGGTATACTTTTCATAAGTACTCAGCAAATAACAAGCAGACATCTTAGTTAAAATCTTTCTTGTGCCATGCTCATTATTAATAAAATCTCCAGCACGAAGATTATCTAAGGTTTTCTCAGCAGGCTCTAGCATTTCATCTGACCAGTAACAATCATTCTCCTTGACTCCATAATAGATGTTTTGTACACTATCGACTGTGAGTATTTCTCCACCTATTTTGTCCATGAAAGGATAACAACACATATCACCATAGAACTTACCTACGACAAGCCCCTCACGAACTCTAACTTTATCACCGACTTTGAACTTATTTGCTGACATTATTTTTTTCTTCCTTTCCCCCGTAGGGTACATTTAGCTTTTATCTGTATCTGACGGGTCTCTATACTCATCTAAATCTATAGCCTCACCATCAACCGAGATGTCGCAATCTAAGATAGATAAATCTTTATGTTGCTCTGGCGCACCATTCTGATACGCCCAGTACATAGTATCATCAGCGACCTCGTAAGCCTCATCTTGATTATTGGCTTTTACTGATAAATAACAGTCTAGAGTTATCTTTACTGGAATACTGAATTCTCTCATTTCTCCTCCTCAATTCCAAAATGAATCTTCCAATCTTGTTCGTTTTCTTTAATGGATTTTTCAGCTTCTTCTTTGGTTTCGTAATGTACAATCTCTCCATAGTCGCAAAACAACACACTCTCGATACAAAGTTTTTTATTCAAGTAATCATAGCCGACAACGTATCCACTGCCAGCATTTTCATCCTCAAAATCTGGCTCGAATATTGAGGTTCGGCGTAGTCTGATTTCAGCTAGTTCACGGTCGCGGGCTCTTATGCACTCCTCTTCGGTGCGGTAGACTCTGCCAGTGCGCCAAGCATTGTAATCACGTAGCATTCCATCATAAGTTGTTGATCTTATATTAGCGTTCTCGAGAATAAAACATCTATCGCCAATTCTAGGTTTCCAATGAATACTATCTGTCGGCTCTTCTTGTATTTCCTCAAAGAACTCTTCAAAAAGTTCACTATCGATGAAAGTAGTATCTACATCGTTATTTTTAGTTATCAGTGTCCTTATGCCAAAAATTGGCTTACCTTCCGACAATATAGTGCCTTTTTTAAGGTTTGGTAAATCTTTAAGCAGTTTATAGCGCTTCATCATATATCTCCGTTTTAGGTTTCCTAAAATAACAACCAGAGTCGTCTGAAAATTTTATGGTATATTGTGTAAATTCTCGTCTATCTTCATCTCTATAAACACAATGGTGAACATCTACAACATACGGTCGTTCGGTTTTCTCTGCTGG